TGGTTTGATAAGTGCACCGACACCTGTGGATGAAGATACAACAATTTTAGGTATTTCAGTAATTCTAACATTATTTATTGGAGTCGCAGATATGATTACACCGTTGTTAATCGTCAAATTATATCCATCTGCAGACGCATCAATATATCCTTGCCCACCATCTACTACTTTAGTTCCAATAACACCAACAGGAGTTTCGTCAGAATTTATAACATCATCAGTATTCGCACTCGGATAATTTTCTCCATCAGAAATCATATCTACACCGATAATCTGACCATAAGTATTTGAATTTGGATCATAATCAATAATAGCTCTTCCAACTGCACCATATCCTTGTCTACATGGATCTTCAAAACTTACAACGGGAGGAGTCGTGAAGTATGTTGAACCTGGATCTGTAATCTCAACACCAATAATACTTGCAGTTCGACTCACATCCGCAGTGACATCAGATAATCCTTCTGTATTATCTACGATACCACCTAATATAACTCGACCCAATCCACCAATACCATCACCACCAAAGAAACTGACAGTTGGAGGTCCACAAAAAGTTTTAGTCGCACAGTCTGGTTTTGTTAAAGGACCACTATCGGCACCAAGTGTATCTGCGATATTCATATTTTTTAAAACATTATCATAAGCATCCTGTAAATCGAATGTTCTAGCAGCACCGTATCCAAGAGTAAATTTTTTGACTTGACCCACACATTTACCATCACTTTGATTACAATCTAATACTCCACCAATCGATTTAAATACGTCAGAACTACTTCGAAGAAAATCTTGAACTTTAAAACTTTTTGGAACAATATCACTCAATCCCTCAAGTGGTGCATCAAGAGCCGATGATATATCATTTGTAATTCCATTTAATAGTGAACCAGCTAATTGTTCAGTAATACATGTTCCAGTATCCACCACTTCAAAAACAGCTGATGTAATCATATCTCGAATTGTTTGTCCTAATCCATTAACGACTTTACCACTCAAACAGTTAAGATCATCTTGAAGTGATTTTACTTTTGATACTTGTGCTTTTTGTGCTTCAATACCTGCAATTTTTGCAAGACCACTATTTTGAGTGGCTGCAAATACAGTTCCATATACTTTATTATACAATGAATCCAATCCTCCCTGAAGTTCAGGAATCATACCTGAATACAAAGATTCCATCATTGTTGACACTGCACTATTTGATAAATTTTGTATTTTTTTAGTTACGTTCGCAACATCAGATAAAAAATCTGTGCTTTCACTCGCAACTGATAGTAAATTATCCAGACTTGCAGATACTTTTCCTATAAAATTATCAGCACAAGCATCAGCAGGTATTTCTGATTTTCCAAAAGTAGATGATGCTGATATTTTATCTTCACCTTTACCTACTTTTCGTGTGACAGGAGATTCTTGTGAATCTGCATTTGTGCCACCAGATTCATCCTTCTTCAATGTACCACTTACAACTGATATATTATCATTATATCCAGTAAATGGTATAAATCCAATTGATTCTGAGGGTAAATCCTTTCCAACATCTTTTGTTCTTGCAAAAGATCCTAATATCATAGGTTGTTGTGCAGTTTCACCATCAAGAAAAAATCCAATTACAACATCACCTGGTCTTAGTTCAATAGATGTTGCAAAATTTGCTCCTCCCGTTCCTGATGTAGAGGGAAGCATAACATTAGCCCATGGTAAATCTTCATCAGGTAAATCCACCTTTGAAAAAGGATGATATCCCATGATACGAACCTTTAATCGATTACCCCATGTTTTACTTCCTTTTTTTGGTGCAAGTTGTTCCCCTTGTGCTGCTGATGGTGCAATTTGTCCCACCCACCAACGGAAACCATCCTTTCCTACAAAATTAGTTTTAAGTAATGATTCGTCTATCATGATTCGTCTCCAGTCAATCCAAATGTATCTCTCACTAATGTCATAGAAGTAAATGATCTTTTTGCCTCAAAATGATGGCATAATTCTTTTATTAAATATTTACCACCTGTTTCTTGATCAAATTCAATAGAATCCTCTCTTGATATTTTAGGAAATCTACAAGTTATAACATCTCCAGCTCTTAAATCTGTATTGCAAGGAACAGTCATACTTAAACTTTGTGTCATTAGTAAATTATATCTAACAATATTTTGTCCTTGATATTCTTCAGGAGAATAATTAGTATCGGTGGACACACCCACTGTTGCACCGACATCAACAATTTGAGATACAACTCTTGTCGGAAGTTGATCTAATGTCTGAGTTGCATCATCAGATATTTTAGGTAACTCTAAATCTCTACCAAGATTTTTTATACCCTCTTTTGCTCCGTAATTATATTTTGTCTGTGAAAAAACAAAATTTAAAGGGTTAAATGCCAATCTAACAAATGAATAAGTTCCCATTCTTAAGTTTTCGATTAAGTTTTGATTCTTGTCTACACTGTACTGTAGAATTTTATAATCATTATTTCGAGTTATTGAACTTTCATTTACATCTGTGTAGGTATATGTTGCCTTTGACTTTTCTTTAATAAGAGAATCAATAGATGCAAATTTAAATCCATCTTGAGTTTGAAAAAATACAAATCCAGCTGTCGCATTTTTTGAAACATCAGGAACTGATTTAGATGCTAATGATATTAATGTTGAAAAAGGTTTTCTAAGATTACCAACAAAATTATAAGATCCTCTTGTATTTTCCACAGTATATCTAGATTCATCTACCACTAAGACATCTTTCAATATTTTATTTACAGAATTACTAATTGTTCCATTGTATCTTTTCATCACTCTGGTAGTTTCGTTTGTGATTGCCTCTCTTGATACTAAATTAAGTAAAAAACTTTCCCTCTGTTCTTCTTGAAGAACTTGGGTAATACTTGATACAAACAGATATTTTTTAGGATCTGATGAAAAATCAAGTCCAGTTTTTTCTAATCCTGCTTGTGTTTCCCCTTGATCTATAATTTTCATCGACAATCTCTCACCACCTCTTAAGGGAAGTCCATTATAAATTGATTGTTTCGCACCATCCGTTTTCTTTGGATCAATAGTATCTTTGGGTGAAATACTATCACCTGTGTTTATGACTCTTATTTTTGCAGTCACAGTGGGTGAGAGAATATCCTCATAATAATCAATACTGACAACACCTGATCTCAAATCAACTGTTCTTTCTTGATCATTTGACTCAAGTATAAGTTCTTCAAAACTGGATGCTTCTGATGCTGACATATGTTAAAATAGAGATAAGGCGAATTGATCTTTAATACTGTTATCTTTTTGAACTACAATCTTAGTTTTACCTTTAGATCTCATTCCTCCTTGTGATTGAGACTGACCACCTTTGTTTCCAACAATCATTACAGTATTTTTAGATTTCCTCTCTGGTGTGATTGTGGTCGTACTCACTGTTTTTTTAGGTTTACTTATATTTAACTGATATGCCTCTTTTGCTGCTTTAATTTCCCTAAAGTCAGTTGTTGTGGATCCATCCTCTCTTACAATAGTAAACTTACCACTACCTGATTTACCGATAGAAGATCCTTCCATTTTTAAATTTGTAGGTTTTCCGTCACTTTCTTTGGTGATAGTTGATTGAACTTGCTCAGTTAAATTAGAATTTTCAGGTCCGACAATATCAACACCTGTTCCTGCCTTTTCAATTGTTTTTATTGTATCATTAAATTCATCAGATTTTGATGCCATAGTTTTTTGAACATCACTGACACTTGATTTAAGTTCTTTATCCTTTAAATCTTTATCTGTCAACTCTCGATTTATTTCTTTCTTTACTTTTTTCTTCTTTAATCCAAGAAAACTCTTAACACCATCTAAAAGTTTGTCTTTTATATTAGTAAATGCATCTTTTAGTTTTCCAAAAGCTCCCTTAATTGTATCTCCAATATCATTAAAATTTAAATTTGATATAACATCGAAAGCTTTTCCAATAACCTTACCAATAGATTTAAAAAATCCAACCACACCATCAAAAAATGCTTTAAATTTATCTACAATATCACGAATTACTTTGATTACTTTTTTGATAAAATCAATGATTTGAGGTAATTTATTAAGTACAAATCCAACCAAAAGTATTTGAATAAGTGACATTAATCTCTCTAATGGTCCTTTTCCAGAAGTTCCTGTTGTTTTTTGTTGCTCTCCTTTTCTTTGAGATTTTTCTTGTTCTAATAGAGATTCCTTTTCCTGTCTTTTTTTCTTCTCTTCTCTATACTTTTGAAACCTTTCAGAGGTTGCTCTCAATCTTTTCTTAATTTTAATATTTTTTTGTACAGATTTTGTTAATCTCTTACTACTTTTAGCGACACCCTTCATCACACCTGCAGTCTTAGATGCTATTTTTGCTCCGATTTGTAAAACTGCTGATGCTGCCATATTATACTAAAATATTATATTGAGTTTGTGAGTATAATGTGAAATTATTATCAGAATTTGATGCAGATATATTTGGAATTGAAGATGCCAGATTTCCACTACCAAAAGCTCCGACTGAACCACCACTCACATTCGTAGTTGCATCCACAAAATTTGGAGGTGCTTCATCAAGTGTGGAGACACTTACTTTTTTGGGACTTGAATCTATATTAGGAGATGTTGTTACACCTCTGAGACGATTATAATATTTTGATTCAATTTCTTCTTTTATCTCATTTTTTCTTTTTTGACTAACAACAGGGACTCTTACTCTTCTTTTTCCAACTCTTTTTATTGTGTATGAATCAGGTTCGGCATTTTCCTGTGCTTGTTTGACCTCTGCATCCATTTTCGTATGAGTATCATTTAAAACCTTACGTTGTGCTTGAACTTCTTGAAATATTTTTTCCTGTTCTGCACTTCTTTTACCCTTAACCTTAAAACCTCTACTAGTATTTTTACCAGGTTGTCCCTTTATATTCATTCCAGCATCTTGTAATCTTTGATCTAAAGCATCATGTTTTTCTGTGAATGCTGCACCACCAGTTGCATAATCTCTTCCAGCATCAACACCCTTTTTCATAGCAAACAACACACCAACTCCCGCTGCTAGTCCAAGTGCAATCAATCCTGCTGGACTTGCCAGAAATCCTAATATCGCACCACCAATGGAAATGACGGCACTTGCTACACCAGATATGATGCTAGGTAATGCCAATAGACCACCATTTAAAGCAAGAAATATACCACCAACCACTGCGACTGACTTAATTATTGTATTTCTCATCTTTTTAAATGTTTCAGTATCACCAGACATTAGTGCCTGAATCATTTTAATTCCTTTATCTGCTATAAATCCACCAAAAAGCAACATAAAAGCATCAGCTAATCGACCTAATACACCCTTAACAGTTTTACCAACTGCCTCTACAGGTTTAAGCAGAGTTTTACTTATCGATTTACCAACACCTTCTAATAATCCCTCTTTCTTTTTAGATTTGTCTTTTTCATCTTGTAATATCTGTTTTCTTTGTGCTTCTCTTTGTATTGACTTTTCTCTCTCAGCGTCATTTACTAATATTTGAGAAACACGATTAGTATTTAATATAACGACGTTTTTTAATAATACTATTTCCCTTGAGTTTTTTTGTATTTGCTTGGCAAGAGGATCTGATCCTTCCCTATTAAAAACTTTATTTGCATTTATCTTTCTTCTCTTTAAAATAGGGCTACCACCAACACCACCTCGCATTGAAGTCATCTTATTACTAAAATTTTCATATGCTGGAGAGTTATCCATTACCTTGTTGTCTTTGTTTTAAGTTTTCTTCTTCAATATATTGTTCTAAAAGAGCAATATATACATCTTTTTCCCATGGTATCATGTTTTCAATCTCTGTTAATGAATATTTATGGTGCTGCATCAAAGCAAAGTTAATCTTATAGTATGACTCTAAACTCGCATGAGCCATACCTACTCGAAAAAAGACGATAACCCTTCTAAAACGATATCACTTTTTACCTTTGTCTCTGGATTCGTCACTTTAACGGTATGAGACAATTTAGGCATGGTATCAAAGAAATTTTCAATCTCTTTAAATTGTTTTGAATTTAATTGATCCAAAAACTCAACCATTTCCTTTTTTGTACAATCCGCAGATGTCCAAGATTCTTCTTCATTGTATATTTGATCAATACATGAGATAATTAAATCAAATGACTCCTCAACTCCAATATTACCAGTTAAATCAAAATTACTTTTTATAAATTCTGATAATGAAGGATATTTCATTCTTAATACTAAATTATCATCTAATTTTATATCTTTGTTATGATCAGGATGTTTTTGAACTTTGATTTCATCAAGTGGAATCATCACAGGAACTTGTGTTTTTTCATCATCAGGACATGTAATGAGAACTTCGACATTCTCACCAACAGATTTTCCCCTTATATTTAAAAAGAGATATTCAATATCAAAAGTAGATAATTTATCAACCTTAATTCCTCTTGATAATATACAATTATTAATTACACTTTTAATTGCATTCGTTATCTGTTTCTGATCTTCAGATTCCATTGCAATAATCAATATCTTCTCCTCTTTAACTAAAAATGGTCGATATTTTATTTTTCGATCAGAAGAAGGTAAAACCAACTCATATGTCGGTGTTGCAATTTTTGGTAATGGCATAATGTTTATAGAACTTCAGTAGTTTTATTTATAGGACTTTTTTGAAATCCTGACAGACTAAAAATTTTGGGGAATTTTTTTTCCCCGATTTTTGAAATTAAAAGTCAATTTTGGTTTAGACTCTTGCCTTTTCAATGTTCTCACTCTTCTTTCTATTAAAAGAAAGACTTGTTTCTTCTCCTGCAATATATCTCTCATAACTGAACGTTACATTAGTTCTCAGCACATCAGAACTACCATACTGAACAGGAGTAGAAGAAAAATTAATTGGGAACAACCCAAAGAAAGTATATTCTATCTCTGAACGATAATCAACATTAAACTTTATAATTTTTGTCTTGTCACATTTATAACCTGCCGAACCTCTTGGATATCTCATTCGATAAAAATATCCCAAGTCAGTTTTCTTTAAAGGTGAAGTTGGTGACTTTTCTGATCCAGTTGCAACGTAATCTATCCAGTGTTCAAAAAACTTTATCATTTTATAATCTTTATCAACATAGAAATCAAGTGATAACTCTGTAAATATTCTTGTATGTGCGAATTTTTCTTGTACACCCGTAAAATTACCAAATATATCAGTTGTTGCAAGAGAACTACCTGGTATTGATGCTTGATTGCATAATAATCCAGCGTTCTCTGTTATAAATCTTCTATTTACCCCCTTTGTACCAAGAAACTGAAATAGGTCTCTTGATAGACCATCAAAGAACACCTGATAATGAGATGTTTGAGCTACATTAGTCAGTATTGGTTTGATATCAGCTATTTTCTTAGGACGAACCATCTAAATACTTTATATTTTGTCTTACTATCTATTTAGATGTCATATAAAGGTAGATATAGACCATCGAATCCAAAAAAATACAAAGGTGATTCATCTAACATAATATATCGATCACTTTGGGAAAGAAAATTCATGGTTTATTGTGATAATCAAACGAAAATACTTGAATGGGGAAGTGAAGAGATTGTATTACCCTACCGATCACCCATTGATAATAAAGTTCATCGTTATTTTCCTGACTTTTATATCAAAGTCAAAGAATCTAATGGTAAAATAAAAAGATACATTATTGAAATCAAACCTAAGAAACAGACAGTCGAACCGAAGATGAAAAAGAAAAAAACGAAGGGATATATCTACGAAGTCTATGAATATGCAAAAAATCAGGCAAAGTGGAAAGCAGCAGAGGAGTTTTGTAAGGATCGAATGTGGGAGTTTAAAGTATTAACCGAAGATGAATTAGGAATCAAGAAATGAATAGTTATCCCACCG